CATCCACTCGTACATTGGCTTTTCATAATCACCATAGGGAGTGAACTTAATTGCAAGAGCTTTCAGCCCGTGCGTTCCAGGGTTCTCATTTATAAGATAACTAAGTAACATAGTATCTTCAAATTTAGGGAACTTAAAGTTAAAATGATACTCAAAGAAAGCTATATCAAACTTTGCGTTATGAAATACTATAGTTTTCTTACTAAAAAGTTGTTGAAGTAATGTTTCAGTTTCTTCAGTAAAGCACTCAATATCAATATATGCTGCTCTTTTACCATCAAAACATATCGATATTCCTTGCATATATCCATCACGCGGATATAATCCAGTTGTTTCAGAGTCAACAGCAACAAATTCACCCTCATGGGCAATAGCTTCTTTTATAAAATTATTACATTCTGCCGTGTCTTGGATACCGAAAGCAATACTTTCATCAATAACTACTTCTTCGATTTCACCTTTAATGTACTTAATAATATTGTCTTTTGAAGACTCCCAGGTTTTACGTGCTTCAGGCTTAAATCTAAGCATTGAAGGGTTAATAACAGGCAAGAATTTTTTATCTACTCTTGAGCCAGAAGACTCTGTTACAGATGTAGTACCTTTCACAAAGTACTTCAAAGCTTCACTACCTATTAAAATTATCCACTCATAATCATTAGTATCAATACTAATATCACAATCTTTTTTTAATACTTTTTTAATACTAGAATCTGAACAAAGCTGATATTGATCGAAATCAAACGCTCCTTCAAACTCTTTATTATAATCTGTTCTACTAGTTGTTTTCTCTACTATAGCTACTTTAGCCATATAATTTCTCTTTTAATTTATCTATCGAAGGTTGTGTGAGTGCGCCTGGGTCTGTATTTTTAAAGTATATATTCTGCGTTATAAGACCTACTTTCTCACATGTGGTTGTTAAAGCTTCTACAGCTTTCTGACCTGCTTCATCTCCATCAAAGAAAATGTTTATATTTTCAATTCCTTGTGCTCGAAGCAAGGCAAGCTTTGTCTCACTATAATTTTTAGTTCCAAAGCAACATACTGTATTTGTAAGTCCTTTATCGTGTAAGTTTATCATATCAAAAATTCCTTCCACAAGTATAATAGAACCTTTTATAGTTTTTACTACAGGGAAGAAAGGAAGTTTAATACCTGGAGGCGTAAACTTATACTTAGGTCTTCCATCTGCGGTATGTCTTCCTTGAAATGCAACTATTTTATCAGAAATATCTCTAATAGGAAAGTTAATTCTTCCTATATAATCTATTCCTGAATGTTGGAATGCTTCAAATTTTTTATACGTTTCAGGTTTAATATTTCTCCAGTTACCTATATAAGGTAAAGAATTTTGAGGAAAAGACAAGCCAACACTTTCTGAGCGTTTTTGTATAATTTTTGTCTTAAAAAGTATTCTCCGTTGTTGTAAATAGTTTGCCTTTTCCCCAAAATGGTGAAACAGATTACCTTTATACTCACATGAAAAACAGTTAAATATTCCAGTAATTTGATGAACTCTCATACTAGGATTTTTATCTTCATGATGAGGGTTTAAACATCGAATTACAAAATCATTCCCTTTAGGAATAAAATAAATATCTCTGTCTCTGAGTAAAGTTTCTACATCCATTGGTTTTTTTCCACATATATATTTCTTTATACACCTATATTATACTTGAATAAGCTATAAATGTCAAGATATATTTTTACTTACTTTACCAAGTAATATAGGTACTCAGTAGTATTGTCTCTCTTTTGCTTTAAGCTGTTCGATTTAAAGCGTTGGTAGTTCGCATCTAGAATTAATTGTGTCATACTATACTCTTGCCCAATAGCTTTAAAGTCTTCAAAATTTAAAATTCCCTCATTATTATAACTAATGAAAATGTGTTCGAATTTAGCAGTATCTATCAGGTTTTGAAAAGCATCTTTTATTTTTACTTTACTACAATAGTCTGACTTTTTATACTCCGGCAAGCCAGTCTTACCTTTGGGTACAAATTCTTCATAATTAGTTATTGTATTAAGTATATGATAGTTAGATCCATAATGTCTATTATTATAAGGAGGATCGAGGTACAATATATCCCCAGAAATATCAAGGGTGTTAGCGTCTTGCGAGTAAACTTTACCACTATAAGAGTATTTAGGTGTATCCACTAGAATCAGGGATTTAAGGGCGGTGGCCTTAAAGTTTTTCAAGAATGCACCATATACAGAGGCCGTGTTAGCTACAGCATCAGCTGCATGAAGAAGAAGAGCAACTAAGTATGTTTCTTCCTCTTTGTTTTGTGACACTTCTTCTATGCCTACCCGAATGCCATCTATCTTCATAGCGTTCTCTTCTGTAAAATAAGTTCTTTCTCCAGAATAATGCTCTGTAATAAAGCCAAAGAAAGGCTCAATACCGTTTAGGTACTTAACTTTCTCTTCTAAATTATCAGGAACTTTCTCACCAAACTTCTGATAGTTTACAGCATAACTATAGTCTTCCCAATCATTCACAATTAGACTGTATTCTCCAAATTTCTCTGATACTGCACCAGTTCCTGCAAACAAATCACAGAATATGCCCTCTGGACATATCTGTGATATTTCTGCTTTGATACTATTTGCTAGTTTTCTTTTACTGCCTATGTAATTCAATTTGTTTTCCTAATCTTTTGATTTCTGTCATACTTACCTTAGCACCTGCTCGTGTGTCTTTTCTGAGCGTCCCGTGCTTTGTGACTGGAGAGTGTTTTCCCTCTATCCAATCTTTAGCTGTTTTACTGATAAGTATATCCAATACATCAGAATTTTCCATCTCATAAGCTTCTATCAACTCGCTCCCTTCATATCTAGTAAAGATATGTCTTGTATTGTCCGGAAATTTGTTGTGGAGCTCTTCTACGAAGTCATCTCTGTTTTCAAAAACAGAAAGACCATTATAGGTTCCGTTTAAGCGGGATTGGGTTGTGCTTTTAAGTTCTACCGGAGCTCCATTTTTATCTGTAGCATCCTTAGACTTAAAGCCTGAATTCCAGTCTAGTCCTAGAAGAATAGAAGTTTTGACTTCTGTTAATCTTCCGTAATTTACCATGTCACTACTGCCAGTTAATGTTTTAAAAGCAGTGGCTAGCTCTTCCATTTTGGTCAAAAAGTTGACCTCTTGTTCATTCATCATTATTTCTACATCCATTGAGTTTTTTTCCACATATATATTTCTTTATACACCTATATTATACTTGAATAAGCTATAAATGTCAAGATATATTTTTAAATATCGTCTATTTCTTCTCCAGTTTTTAAATCGTTTTCCCCTGCTTCTTTTGGATTAAGAGCAGTATCGGGCCCTATTTTCAAAGTATCCCAATCCATTGTAGAAGTAAAAGAACGCATAGCGGCAGACCTCATTTTTACACAATTAAAAGTAATACAACTATCTTCTTGTGCCCAAGGTTCCATACTATAAGCAGCATCGGCCGCATCCAATATTCCCTTAGCAAATCTAGCCTCGCCGCTAGCGTCAGTTTGGTATGGTGAAAATATAGGGGTTTCATATTCTTGTGCCATACTTTTTAGTGCCTTACTAACCTCTATCTGCTCTGTCCAATCATACTGTCCGCCTCTAGAGGGCATCACAGAACGTTTTACCTGGTTAATGTAGTCAACGATAACGACTCCTACATCCATTTTGCCCTTGACTTTTTTATCAAGTTCGGCTCGTATCTTAGAAATAGTCAAAGAAGGGTCATAAACTACATCCAACTGTTGGGTTGGGAGAAGCTCACAAGTTGTTTTTAGTCTATTATGAAGTTTATCAAAATCTCGATGATTTCGGTACTCCTCAAGGTCTTCTTGACTGTTTCGATATCTACCAGCCCACCAGGTTGCTACTCTCTCCCATTCAGATATACTGAGTTTTTTATTCTTTATTTTATTAATAGAGATACCAGTAGCTATTGCACAACATCGTTGCAGTATTTGACGACTATCCATTTCAATAGTGAAATAAATAGCTGACTTACCAGAGTTGTACACAGTGTTAGCTATATTAGCACAGGTGATAGATTTCCCTGCCCCTCGGCGGCCACCAACTAAAATCAAATCTCGGGGGGAGAATGTGATTTCAAGATCGTGGTCTGTATTTAAGCCGAGAGGCAGGTACTTTCCAATTTCCTCATCTGAATCAAACAAGGGAATACGTTGCATACTCTCTTGAGGTTTTTGAAGTTCTATTTTGTCTTCGACATTAAGAACTATTTGATGTAGATGAGCTACAGATTCTTCTGCATCCTCAAAGGACATAGAATTATCTACATAATCCTCTAATTGATAGAGAATTTCTTTTTGAGTGGCCTCATTTTTTAAATACTGAAGCAACATATATGCGTCAGCATCTACTTCAACAGACTCTATTGCGAACAACAGGTCTTTTGTTGCGCCGTCCCTTAGCTCGTATTTAAGGTCTTCAAAAGTGGGGAGTCGATGAAACTTTTCAAGGTGTTTATCTATCTCTGTGAATAATCTATGATATTCCGAAGGTAAATAATTTTTTCGTACAGAAACCCAAGACTCAGAATCTTGTAACTCCAATACTTGCTTTAAAAAAGCACTTACTAAGTTCAACGAACCCCCCGATAAAAGTACAGCCGCAGTGACCCCTCACTACGACTGTATTGAAAAACTACT